ATTCTAGGGTTCTCTCTATTTTATACTACTTATAGTATAAAATAATATGTATATGTATGGCAAGACGCAATAACCTTAGATATTATATATTATTTATATTAGTAGTTTCAATAGTATCCTATTTAGTCTATTATTTATGTTTCAAACACAGAGAAAATTTTGAAAAAGATTATATGAAGGGTCTGGATGTAATTTATTGGATAAATTTGGATAGAGCTGATCATAGAAGGAAAAATATGAATGAACTGTTTGAAGATCCTGTTTTTGAAAATGTTCCAAATATTAGAATAACTGCAACTGATGGGAAACATCCCGATGAAATGTATAAGAAAATAGGAAAATACAGTAAACAAAAGGAAAGAAGTGATTCCGAATATGGATGTTTATTGTCACATTTAGATGCAATTAATGAATTTTCTAGATCGGATTACGATAATGCTATTATATTTGAAGACGACATTACATTAGAATTTAAATCTTATTGGAAAAAAAGTATAGGCGAAATAATCAATGACGCACCCCCCGACTGGGAAATCATTATGTTATATTATGGGTTAAGTACACCAACTTTTATCGAAACGGAATATAAAAAACATAACGGAGAGACGGGGACATTGTCTTATTTGATAAATAAACGCGGTGCTAAAAAAATAATAAATATGTCTTACAATAGCAATAAATATAACTTAAACGATGAATTGCACGTATCTGATGTCTATATATACAATAATTTGAATACTTACGTCTACAAATATCCATATTTTGTATTTTCGTCGGATAATGATTCATTTATACACCAAGATCATGTGAAATCGATTCATAATCCTTATAAACAAAATATGATACGTGCATACGAAAAAGATTCGCTATAAAAATATGAAGTTAATGTAATGAAAAGGAGGTTCTTTGTTATATTAATAACTTTATTGACCGTTATAATACTGGTAAATTTTTTTGTTCCGTTCTATTTGGAAGGATTTGAATCAACTCTCGAAATTACATTACACTCGTGGTGGGACGACGACGATGTGTCAACGAAGCTTTTTTCTGAATTATTTGATAAACGAGAAATAAAAGACAATTATAAAAAAATAGAGATATATTCTGTATTTGGCGAGCCCCCTTCTACTAAAAATGAAAAAACTCTATATGTCCAATTTTCGGGAGAATCTAGATATCATGATCCATCCTTATTTGATGTAAACATCATTCCAGTGAATCCAATCGACCATTCAAATGTTGTAATAATTCCGTTTGGATTTTATCATATATTGAAAAATGTTATTGATCCTTCTAAGTTTATGAAGACGAGGAATTATTTGCCTAAGAAAAAGTTTTGTTTATTTTCAGTAAGCAACGGAAGTTGTAAAGAGCGAAATGATTTTTTTATACGATTGTCAAAATATAAAAAGGTGGATTCTTGTGGGAAATTTATGAATAATTTAGGATATAACTGCCCCGGAACTTACGAGTCAGAAGAGTATTGTAGTTTCTTAAGTGATTATAAATTTACAATATGTTTTGAAAATGTATCGCGTCATAATTATTTAACTGAAAAATTGATGAACGCTTATCATTGTAACACAATACCCATATATTGGGGATGTCCTAATGTTTCAGATTATATTAACATGAAATCTATATTATATCTACAACCGAATTATACCGAATCGGATTTGAGTGAATTGATTGAAAGAATAGAAGCTCTTGATAATAACGAGGACTTATATTCAAAAATGTATAATGAGCCATTATTTATTTCAAATGCATTGGACGTTTTAGATAAAGATAAAATAAGAAATTCGATAACTAGCATAATCGATCTCGTTTGAAACCTACTTAAGCAATGTTTAGATAATATAATAAATGGACGATTTCGTAATTGCTAATTTACACGAATCTCGGAATGAGTGGTGTGCGCGTTTAGTGAGCATTTTCTCTCCCCTAGTTTCGGAGGGCGTACGCTCTATCTTTAATGAAGCTTGGAAAATGTGCGTGGAAACAGACGAAGTTGGGAAGTATTTGATGACTTTTCAGAACCTTTTGTCGCGTGTACCGAAGTGGAATTCTGTCATTGTTGAGGAGGAACGCAAGCGAATCATTGAACGTAGTGGATGTAATTATTTAGAGGATTTGATCACATGTGTGCATATTATTCAACTCAAGGTTTTAACGTGTATTCGCGTTGGAAGCAAACAAAAAAAGATCGATATCTCGATTCCCAAGCTTGATCATTTCATTCATAAGATATATATTCATGTTGCCAGAAAGGTATATATGAATGTGTATTTGTTTGAGAAGAATGTGGGTCCTTTACAGATACAGAAAAACAGCCGTGAACTCGAGAATATTATCCAGGAGTGTATTTTGACCACTATCCGCGAGTCTATACCTACGGAGGCAATTATTCGCGCATACATGGACGAAAGCGTGGAACAGGAAGAAGAGGTATTCATCGAAAACGTAAAGGAACCAGTGTTAGACCAAGTGCCTGCAAGTCAGGCGCCTTCCGATGAATCCAAGAAACCCGAAGAAGAAGAGTCTGCGCCCGTAGTTCCTTCCGTGAAAAATGTGGATGAAGAAGCCGCTGTAACCCGCCTGACTTTCAACGATATAGACAGTGTTTTGAACGGATCTGACAATGTGGAATCGGTAACAGCGCCAAAGACGATTGAACGCTTAGAGGAAATAAGCACATCGCGCGCGATTCAACGTAAATTGGAGGAGGAAGCTGAAGAGGACGAGGATCGGATTAAGATTCACACCGACGCCTTGGATATTTCAGCTTTAGATATCTTAGATTTAGACCCCTCGAAACCGCCGGGGTCTGTTATGGATAGCTCTCCAGTATTTGATTTTGAAGAGTTGAATTAGGCGCGTATAATATAATAAGAAATTGTTTTATTATTTTGTATAATGGATAAAACATTTGTTCTAGCAGTTATTATCACGCTCTTATTTTGCGCAACGAAATATGTAGAACAGCGTTTTCTGGGTCAAGAAGTCAAACCCTTGAAGGAAATTATACGCGACGCTTTAGTCGTTTTAGTATGTTCAATTTCGGGGTCCTTCGCATTCTTCCATTTCCAAGGCACGCTGATCGATTTCTTCAACGCAGTCACCGAGACAAAAGCACTGAACCCCGTTGCTACTGAGATTTTCACAGATGTCCCCGCATTTTAGTTTCAAATACATCATGTAATATGTATTCGAAATAAGTTAAGTGAATCAATCTACTATTTACTTGCATAACAAGGTGCGGCGTCGATATCAATATTGATAGATTTTTCGGTGGATTCTACCAAAAACTGAGAGAAAAACGGGAATTCGAGTTGTGCTTCTGGTGTATGTCGATGAACCGTGCGTGCAATCATTTTGTATAGCTTGAAATTCGGATAACGCTCTTCGCCGTTCTTCTTATAAAGAACATTCTTTCCGTTATCATCCGAACACCAGCGATGAATGGTTTTTTGTAACTCGTCCATTTTGGAAACAGGTAGACATTCGTCCATTAGAAAATCGAATATTGAAGATCCGAGCCGGCATAAATCAAAGCTCATATTGGGCTCTAGTCGAGGTTTGCTTTTGTTTAAAAACGGTTCGCAGTTGTATTGGGTAGAGGCGTCGCCACCCGGCGCAAAACTATCACTACAGAAGATCTTATCTTGGAATCTATAAATAGCGCGCCCGAAATCAATGAGCTTGAATATTTTACCGTAGGTAGGGACTTTGTATACTTTTTCGTCGAATTTATACGTCAAATGTTCCAGGGTCGTATCCACGTACATAATGTTATTGGTATGTAAATCATTATGTGTGAATTTAAATGTTTTTTGTAACATTAATAGCGACATTACGACTTGGAAAAGCGCAGCTGCTCCGGATTGCTCGTCTATTTTTTCTTTTACAAATAGCTCGTCCAAGGTTCCTGTGCATTTTTCCAAGCATATGAGTTGGATAGGGAAGTCTTTGATGTATCCATATACTTCTTCCTCATCTTCTTCTTGAGAGTCATTGCTGTCGTCTTCTCGTTCTGGTTCCGTTTCCCAAGATTCTTCATCTGAGTCGCCGCCTTCTTCTGAACCGTCGTCGTCATCCTCCGATTCGCTCTCTGAACTATAGTTCATCTTACTATCATCAGAAGACGCCGATGATGATTTTGATGAATTCGAACACGGTTTTTCATATACGAGTTTGTCGGCATTTATTTCATCCTCAAGAGGAGCATTGGATTCCGATACTGTCAAATCATTGTCCAATACTGTAATAGACATTTCGCTATTGTTATGTCTGGTTTCTCCAAAATTGAGTTTGCATTTATTGCCACGCGAACCGGCAATTCCGTAAAGTTCCCGATCTTGTTTCAAACAATCATCTTCAACGGAAAATAGCACGCCTACATTCTTATTGAAAAACTCGGATTCTCTTAAATAATCCAAATCGTCGGTTACACATGCGCGGAAACTATCTTGGACGCCCAAATAAGACCCATAGAAATCCACGCCGTTCAAAAACCCATGGTTATGGAGTAATCCGCTCGTCAAGTAACTAAAAAAACAGTCGATATATGATGAATTTTGATGCGATAAAATCTTGGAATTAATGGATTCTTCGGTGCTATTGATTGACGGCATCGTGCGAATGCGCGGATCGGTGACGTCGTATTTGCCAATCATATACCGAATAGGGTCCAAGAGAGGAGAGAATTTAATAAACACCGGTTTTTCCATCACGAGGTCGTTGCGGATGTCATAGATAAGGTTCATATTTCGCATATGATAAACGTTATTTAATGACATGACCTCGGCGTTTTTTTCGGTCATCTCGAAGAATTGTGAGTAAATAGGATTATATAGCTGCAAATTGCGTATCAAAAACGGATTTCTAGTGTCGTTTTTATAATCGGTTCCAAGTTCGTCTAAATCGATAAACCTCGGTTTCTGGCTGTCGGTTTCGTCGGATCTCGCATACTTGCAATAATGTATTTTCATAGGCTTATCTGTCATATCCTAAATATAAGGTATTCAAGAATAAAAACGACGGGTTTTTACGAAGACTTGATGCTATCCACGTAAAAAGCTGCCGATTAAGCTATCAATACCTTTATTCGTATCGGGACCTAGGTTTGCTCGTTTCGATCTTAATTGGCTTATTAGCTTTTTTTTATCGACCTCATAAAATGTATGATACGACGAGTTTCGGAAATTGCATGGGACATTTTCTTCTAAAAAGGCTTCGATTCCGTCACTTGAATTACAATTCCCACCGGAACAATTTCCTAATAAATCGCCGTTATTTGTTCCGATATCTTTGGTGGAAATATATAATTGTTTTAATTCTTTAAATAGAGCGCCATTATGATAAAATTTAATATTCGGATCTCCGTAATTTATAACTCTTTCGCAAATACCATGTTCCATGACATATCTATTTGAAAGATCATTATTATAGTTATCAATATAGTATTCTTTGCCAGGCTTTAGAACAGTTACTTTCTTTAGATCATGTCTTAGGCGAAGAATTTCGTCCAATGGCTTTCTACCAGGTTTCTTTGGTGAAATGCTATACAAATACGTGTTTGGGTAAATGTTATAGGAATACAATTTGATGTCTGGAACGATGAGCGGCAGCAAATCCGATGTTTCCGGATATCCTGGGGTTCTATGATACAGATCAATACTTTTATTAAATTCAACAGGGGATGTTTCGGGTAGACGATTTATTGATTTTATGTCTGAGAAAACGACAATAGTTTTTCCGTCGTCTGGATTGGAAAATCCTTGATATATTCCCGTGCTTATTTGACCGAGTCCAATGTCGATAATATAATAACGCTCGCCTATAGTCATATCGCAATCTTTCAAAAAATCAGTCTCTAAATCCAATTTGGTGGTTATTCGAATACGTTCGACGTTTTTAGAAACATTTTCTATCCGCTTGGTCTCTTTTTTAAGTAATTGGCGATCGTCTTCTTCGTCTAATTCAATTTGATCCGGAGTGGATATGTTTAGACCGAATGCCGCTTTTGCACGATTTTTTATTCTTCGCGTTCTTGCTCTAAGATTAGAAAAAAACGATTTTGATTTCGAAGGAGATTTTCTATCACGAGTTCGTTTTGCCATATATCGTTTACTCATATTTTTTTTAATGTTATCTTATAATATTCGTATAATGTCACTAGAATTAAAGAAATTCGATATGCGCTGGATCACTTTTCGTCCCGACGAAAACAAGGGTCCTGTTATTGTTATGATTGGACGTCGTGATACTGGTAAGTCTTATTTAGTAAGAGATTTGCTATATCACCACCAAGACATTCCTATTGGCACTGTTATTTCAGGAACAGAAGCTGGTAACGGCTTCTATGCGAGTCATGTTCCTAAGCTCTTCATTCATGAGGAATACAACACAGTATTGATCGAGAATGTTTTGCGAAGACAGCGCGCTGTCTTGAAGCAGATGAATAAAGAAGTTGAACAATATCGTCGTACCACTATTGATCCTCGTACTTTTGTGATTTTAGACGATTGCTTGTATGATAACACTTGGGCGCGTGATAAGATGATGCGGCTCCTCTTCATGAACGGACGTCATTGGAAGGTCATGCTGATCATCACAATGCAATATCCCTTAGGTATCCCACCCAATCTACGCACTAACATCGATTATGTTTTTATTCTTCGCGAGCCATACTTCGCCAATCGAAAGCGTATCTGGGAGAACTACGCGTCCATGTTCCCAACCCTCGAGTCATTTTGCTCTGTCATGGATCAAACCACCGAAAATTTCGAATGTCTGGTCATAAATAACAACGCGAAATCGAACAAACTGAACGATCAGATCTTCTGGTATAAGGCAGAACCACGACCCGATTTCAAGTTGGGCTCTAAAGAATTCTGGGATATTTCCAAGGGTATGGGTTCAGACGACGAGGAAGAATACGATCCGAGTAAGGCGAAGAAAAAGAGCGCACCATCTATCAACGTGAAAAAAACCACGGGCGGTAAATGGTAGAAATGTTACCATGGGACTCGATGGCGAACATGGACCGGAAAACGCGTTAGCATAATGGTAAAGAATCTTACTTTCCTACCCGGGAAAGTAAGATTCATCCGCTTTACATTTTCAAAAGCGGTTTTATAAAATATCATTCATAAAAACATGTTAGCATATTAGAAGTGAATCTTGCTTTTGTTGTAACAAAAGAAATATTAAACTATTCCTGAATTTGTGGGAGCGGTTTTTTTTGTGTTACCATTATGATAAGAATCTCGTTCAGGTTTCGTCCTGATCGAAATATATGGTAATAAATCTTGCTTTAAAAAAATAAAAGCAATAATTTATTATAAATCTCTATTTCAAACTGTTTATTTATAAATAAAACAATATGATACAAAAAATTGAAATGCCTTAAAAACGTACGTATTAAAAAAATAATATGGGTGACTTTACTAGAAACCTAGACGATTTGTTGTATTTGGCAAAGAAGTTCAGACTTGTGACCCATATGAAGAAAAACTACAGAGAAAATGTACACTATATTATTGAAAAGGATAAATTCAAAAACACAAATAAATACGGTGGGCAAAATAAAATAGTATTCATGTTAACACAAGATGCATTCGATCTTTTGAAAAACACTTATAATTTAAGAAATCGTTATATAGTGGAGATAAATGACAATATAAAATCTATAAACATCGGCATGTGCGTTGAAAATCAAACTATAGGGTTTATTGAAAATGCTTATCGTAAAACATTTAATGTGAAACGGCAATATATTTTCGATAAATATAGAGTCGATTTATATTTTATTGATTATAGATTAGTAATCGAATGCGATGAAAACAATCATAGCGATAGAGATCCGATCAAGGAAAAAATAAGAGAGGATTATATTGTTTCACTTGGTAACAAATTTATCAGATATGATCCAAATTGCAAATCGTTTGATTTATCCGATGTATTAAGTAAAATAAATGAGGTGTTGTTTTAAGGATAGATAAAAAATTGAAACCACCAACCCCCGTCAACTCATCAACACAAAATAGCCACTCCAAAAATGTCAGCCATCATTCGCACCGAGAATATCCAGACCACGATCTGCGCCCTCAACGGAGACTTCTCCGGACGTAGAGACGCCCCGGGGTATGATGAGTCCAAACCGATTCATATTCATCGCCGTAATCGCGCGTTTGTTTGGTCCAAGGATATGCAACTCAAGCTCTTGGATAGTATTCTACAAGGTTATTATATTCCCCCGATTATTTGTTCATCGCGTATTGTCAACGGGTTAGAGCGCCGCGAAGTTATGGAAGGCGGAAACCGTATCACCACGTTCCGCCGTCTTCTAAACGGAGACGTCCGCGAACTCATTCCAGTTGAAACTCGCGCAGTCGAATCACATCCAATTACTTTGGTTGTGATGCGTAATCTCACGAGTAAGCAAACCCGCGAGATGTTTCGCAGACTCAATAAAAATATTCGCGTTTCCGATGGTCAGCTTTATTCCATGTCCGAGGAGGATTCTCCGCTTGTCCGCGAGGCGCTTTCTCTCCTTAATGATGATGATCATCCTCTACGCACACGAGTCAATGATTGCTTCTTTGATACACGTAATAAGGATAACGATAAAAAGCGGAATTTGGAGAGTGCGATTGCACTAGTGTCTGGCGCGGTCCATGGACCCATGTTTATTACAAAATTGTTTGCGCGCCAAGAGGACAATGTGGAAGACCAAACGCCGATTGATAGAGATCGCGTAGTCGATGTCCTTAACAATACATTTGATGTGTTTCTACAAGCCGATGAACTATTCCCTCTAGCCAATAGGCGAACAACGAGATCTCAGTGGACAGTCGGAAAATATTTGGGCGCGATTTTGTATGACATTTTGATGAATCCGACTACTATTGTTCAAATCCAGAAAAAATGGGCGACATATTTGTCTAAGCTTCGGCGCGGCGACGAAGGCGCTTCTGAGGCGTATATTGTGGCGGGAGCAAATAATATTACAGTGGATAAACTCAAGCGTATTAGTTCCAAAGTGGATATGTATCTTAGCACGGGGAGAATCATGACCAAGGAGGAGCTCGATAAAATTCGCCACCCTGCTCAAACCGAGTCTGAACAAGACGATACAAGTGATGTAGAGTCCGAGAGTGATAGCGAGGACGATTAATCCAATAACAACCAATTTTCCGGAAGACAAATATACGTATAATAACTCTTTTTTCCTTTGTATTTGAATTCGTTGTTTGAGATACTATAGAGCTCGGCTTTCACGGAACCGTGATTTTTGTGTTTATCCCTATCCGTGTATAAAATGTCTGGAACTGAATGTATAATGAGTTGGTCATTTATAGTTTTGCTTTCGTCGTCGTCTTCATAGACAACCGCAAGATGTCCCTGATCAGTTTCGTTATCTTTAAATCTCGCCAAAAGCAATGTCCCCTTTGGATATCGCTTCTTCATATCCAGCTTTTCCAGACGTTTTCTCTGAAACAAATATAGAAACCAGGCATCAGTTCCACCCGGGAACGTCTTATATAACTCTTTGTATTTTCCGTTGATATTTCCATTTATTCCGGGAATACATAAACCGAGTTTTCTTCTCAATAAATTTGGGAATCCGGCGCATACAATAGATTTATCATTTTCTATAATATCCGATGCAGTAGGAGGAGAAGCGTTTTCGCACCAAAACTTATCCGTTCCAATGAAAGAATCCAATTCTGGGTCATACCAGCGAAAAGGCGCGCCGATCAACGATGTAGCATATTCAAACGCGGTAATCATATTAGAACGTTGTTCCATGTTTTAAGGGGTGGAGGTTATATATTATTGTAAGCCGGTTTCAATTTTACACCGATGAAGATTTAAAATGGGACAAATCTCCTACGGAGATTTGCCTTTTAATTCATTTATCGGCAACGTTACATTTCGCATTTTCAATGCGAAATGGTGTAAGACATTAAATCAAAAATTGATCCTGACTCAAAATTCATCAACATCTCCAAACATCAAACAAAATGTCGATCCGTCGTATCCTTTTCGTAATGTTCATGCTTACCAATAGCATGAACATTTCAGCTTCTCGTGCTTCTAGGCGTCGCAGACGCTCCACTGAAGCTGCCGCAAAGTTAGCGCGACAAATAGAACACCAGTCAAATATTAGTAAACAGTGTTTAGTTATTCAAAGTCATTATCATATTGAAAACAATACTTGCCCCGCGACCACTGGTCTATTTCTGCACCCGGACCTAGAGTTTTACAATACATTCTGCGATTTTGAATATATTCAAAAGCAAGAAAAATATCCACTTTTAAGCAAGATGTTTGTTCTATTTTGCGTAATTATAGTAATTATGTCTAATCCCGTTTACCCTTTTGTCAAGTTTACTACGCCTACTTATGATAGACCTTAATCATAGCAGATTTAAGCCTCCGCGGACCTTTCTGTGATATTATCCAAAGTCACACCAGCGTTCGCAGCTGTCTTCAAAAACTCCGCACGCTGATCCGCTGCATTCGCAACCTCACGGCTATCAAAATCCACTGTATCACGTACACCAATCAAATTGCCCTCCGAATCCATGGTCTGTGTCAAAACGTTACCCGACTTCTCCGCCAACTTAATATTCTCCTCAATAGCCTTACGCTTTGTTTCTTTGACACGACGGTCAAATTCCTCCTTCGCCTTGGTCTCATTTTTTACCTTCTCCTGATGTAGTTGATTGAGTTCCTCCTCCATGAACTCCACGCGCCCCGTCTTATACGCATCTGGGTCCCAAGGAATCCACATACCCACAGGACCCACGTAAATATCATGGTTCGGATCGAGCTCTCTTAGCTTCTTACAGCGAATCTCCGCTTCTTCCTGAGTTCCGTACGTTCCGCGGATCTTTAGACCACGCGTCGACGTCTGAAACGCATTCTCGCGCTGGAAAACCTGCGTCAGACGATCCTCTTGCTTATCCAAAAACGTCTTATAATCGTCCAACACAGAGTCCGCTTTGATCTTCGACTCTTCCTCCTTGACAAACTCATTGAAATCCTCAATTACCGATTCCACCTTTAGGTTATATTTATACGAAATAAAATTCACGAAATCGGAGAATTTAGACATCGATTTAGACATATCCCATTGTTGCACGAATTGATCAAACAAATACACCTCGCGCTTCTTTAGGATCTTTTCGGGGGATACGAAAGACATGCACGCAAATTTTTGTCCAGCGAGCGCGTCATCTTCGTCCAACAAATCAATATATTTAGGATTGGCGTCGCCATTTGGCAAATTCTTTCTCTCAAATCCCGACATTTAGCGAAATTACTATGCAATGTATCGCCGAGAATGTTTAAGTGATTTTCATCCTTATTATTTATTTTCGTAGAGTATAATATATGAGCAACGTTTTCGATTTCAGTGAACTCGTCAAGAGAGCTATAAAATACATTGTAGAGGGCATCATGGTCGCCATTGCCGCTTATGCTATCCCCAAGCACTCCCTTAAGGTAGAGGAGGTCGTGATTATTGCCCTCACCGCCGCCGCCACATTTAGCGTGTTGGATGTGTTCGTCCCTTCCATGGCTTCATCAGCCCGTGGTGGTGCAGGCTTCGGCATTGGCGCCAATCTTGTAGGATTCCCCGGTGGACTCTAAATCAGGGAACCTTTTGCTTGCTAAGGTTCTTCAGAAATCTTCGATTTCCATACCGCCGCTTCGCTTTACCCCTCCCTTTATATAAGCAAACACGGCTTATATAAACCTACAATCAAACCAAAAGATAATAATGCTTTATAAACCTACAATCAAACCAAAAGGGAGGGGTTCGGGGAACCGTAGGTTCCCTGATTTAAAATAAATTCTCATAATCCACTGGATCTTGACGAATCCGTATCTTTCCGATAGCGGCTTCGTCCAAGAATGGTTTTATGACAAAAAGCATAGAGTGAACTTGCCATGTCGGGTTTACGATCTCAACTTGGGTTAATCCGCTAATATATTTGGTCATGATCAAATTTATAATACGTAGAGCCAACGGAATCTCTTTGGCTTGTGTTATACCAAATCCGTCGGTGTCAATAACCCATTTCCACATGACATCTGGTCCATGACTCGATAAAATCTCATCCATAATATTTACAAAATCATCTTTATTATTTGATTTTGTAGGACACGTGTAGAATACTGAGACGCTATTTATTTCCTCGATAAGTTCAAACATGTTACTATACCGTAGGAAAAAATTCCCAATCCAATTCCCCGCATACTTTTTTCCAAATCATATCCTGCTCCAGCTGTTTTTCTCGATCTTTCATCATTGGAATATAAGGCAAATACTGTGTCTGATCCAAGAGCACGCACAATTGATGCAAAGTATACGTATAATTAAAGAAATTAGTACGGTTTGCCGGGCAATGAATCGCCCATGGCGTTTGAATCTCAATAAACAGCACACATAATGTCTCATGTAGTTCTTCGTTCATAATCGGAGGTTTAATTCCAAACATCGAATTGATATATTGAATATGCTCAAAATATTTATTGAACCCTAGTTTCCGGAGAATTTCGCGCATTTTATCGTAATTAATAAGAGTCATATCTTCAATGCGCTCTTTCTTTATACGCGCACGGATCGCCTCGATCACTTCGTCAGGGATTTGCGTGGTTTCCTTGGCTTGGAATTGTGATAGAATCTCCTTAAAATGGTTCAAACGGATATACGCGGTATACGACACTTCATTCGGGGGTTCTTTGTTGTTTGGCTTGGAACTATCGACGATATAGGGAATGAATTTCCCACATTGTTGGTTATTGCATATCAAAACTCCGTCTTCGTCTTGTGGAACTAACTCGCCTCTGTGACAACTCTGGCAAATATCCGACGCCACTACATAATCTTGTGGATTCAAAAAATCATTATTCACATTTTTCCAATATTTCTGATACATGTTTTTCGACTGGGTGTATTTATCAGGATCCTGTCGATCGGCATTCTTGGCACGTACCCTGAAAAAAGAGTGAAGGACGTCGACGTTTTGCTTCCCGCCGCCCGTTGAGATATCCTTTTTCTCTTCGAAATATCCGAATATAAACTGCGAATTGTCTAATAAATATTGCTTTTTTTGATTGGACAATTCGCGAATCTTGGATTTATTATGCCGGATTTTATCCTTGATATCCATTTTTTGGTCGATTTGATTATCTAGAAGCATCTTTAGTTGAGAGCCCAGTGACTCTACTTCGGCGATTAAAGAAGGTATAGTTATTGTCTCATTTTCGTAGAATTTATTAAGCATTTCAGTGTGTTTTTCGTCAATAGTGGCATTCTGTTTAGGGATATTTTTTTTTTGAGAGTTCATATATATTGTTTCGTTACTCAATGTTTAATATATTTTATAGCTATAATTTATATATAAATAACTGAAATGGGTCCAAAACCAGCGGCTTCCAAAACGGCGGCTTCCAAACCAGCAGCTGCTCCTAAAAAAACAAAAAAAACAGCGGCAGCTACTGATGAAGATGTATTTATGGAACGTCGCGAAGGTGTTAAAGATTTTGATAAAGTCATTGCGCAAGAAATTCAGAGAGAGAGTGAAATTCAAAAAAGCGAAGAACTGAATGAAAAATATAAATTAGGAGGATTAGATGCTTTATGTGGATTAAAAGCGGGAAAGGCGTTTAATTGGCTATATCGATTGGATACCAAGGCATCATTTGACGACGAACTTTATGCAAATGCTCGTGATTGGTGGGAGCGCGCGGATGCTATACAACAATGTAACAATACAATTGGAGAAAAAAACATGGCGGATGAATGTTATATATGCGGACTCAAATTAAATGAAGACACGGGTGTAAAAAAGACCCCTGAATGTGAGCATATTTTGCCAGTATTCCAAGGCGCACTCTTTTTGAATCTATATAGATCGGAATACAAAAATATAATGACAAAGGTACAGCGAAGAGAAACTCTTTCGCCAAAAGAAAGAGAACTGTATGATACGTTCATGTTAGAATACAAATGGGCACATAGATGTTGTAATCAAATAAAATCGAATATATCTTTCCTAACATTTGATCCAAAAAGGGAGGAATTTAAATTAGATTTCAGTTCGTCATCGGTAATATTGAAAGGAATATTTGAAGCTAAAATGTCCAAAAAGGAAGGAAAAGGATTAGAAACACGCGCATATTGTAATGCTATAAGCAAAATATTGAAATCAAAATATTCTTCCGTTGATAAATTTATAAAAGAAAGATCGGATATTATTTTTCATAGAAATATTAAACCGATTTGTGAGAGATTACATAGACAAATGGGAAATAAAATGGCAAGAAAAGGAGTTTTTTATTTGGGATTATTGGCAAATTTAATCACCGCTGCGGATAGCAATAAAATATCAGCAGCGCAAGCGGCTGCTAGAGGCGAGGAATTAAATCGCCCGCCTCCTATGGAATCCATTGAAAAAGCTCAGATATATTCCGATTTAACTTCAAATATAGCTTCCATGTTTGAAGGACCGAAATGGGGCATTCGCGGAATTAATAAAGATGAAAAAAACGCTGTGCTAAGAAGATTGATTTCGTCTACGGATCAAGAGTCGTGGTTATTGGATTCAAAATTATTGGTAGATTCAAATAAGATCGCGAAATTAATGATTGAATCTTTTGTAGACGGGTCTATTTTAAGAACGACTTCGTCTTCATCAATAACATATAAATCATTATATAGAGATTTATTTTGTATTTTTGCATATCCGTCGCATTTCAATAAAGAGATATTAGTTCATTCAGATAGCGGCGCGAGTCAAATAAGTCATAAAGATTCCGCAAAATTCGCAAATTATGGAATGCGTGCAGTTTTGTTATCCGAAATATCAAGCAGGTTTTTATTGCTTTTAACGGTATATTCTGATAAAACCGACCCCCTTTATTTGGGTCTTTCGGCAGTTCATATTAAAATTAAGGCATTGTTAAGAGAAACTATATTAGCATTAAAATTATCAAAAAATAATACAAAAGTGTTATGTGTTGTGATGCGAGTATGTGAATTTTTCGATACAGCGGCAAAAACGGAATTTGAAAACATTTTGACTTCAGAGAGCTTATATACATCGGTTAATTCCGAATTGCTATTAGTGAATGCAAATTATTTGGCAGATGAAAATATTATTAGTGGAAGAATAGAATATTATAAATTTTATGCAGAATCCAAAGCGCTTGTAGACATAGAAAGCGATGAAATTATTAAAGAGAATATTGATATATTAGAGGTGAATGCAATAGATATATTAACAGGAATGAATCAATCCAAGAAGATATTTACTTCATCCGTAGAAAGCGAAAGCCAAGCCGATCTTGCGGCGGAATTTATTAAAACCGAAGAGGATTGCACAGATGTATTTATTGAACAAATAGAGAGCCCTATTAAAGCCGAACTTTTGTCTTTATCGAGATCACGATCGAGATCTAGGAGCGCATCATTAAGTCCCGCCACAACGGCTGAAACCACTTCTACGAGTTCTAGCGCTGCTCAACGGGTATATACAGAACAAGATTTATTGAATAAAACCCATTCTGAATTAAGCAAAATAGCAAAATCTTTTGGAATAAGACAGACGCAAACATATAAATCTTTAGTAAATCAAATAGCACATCCTCAAAAAAGGAAATACACGCAAAGGTATTTGGAAGAACATACAACGATGAGTCATGGCGGCAGAAAAACGCGTCGAAATCGTAAATAATCGATATTGTTTTATTATATATAATGTCGACTTCTATAATTGTTAACCATGATAGCCCCATGGTCCACATAGAAAGATCCAAGATTCAGAAAATGGTATTTTTGATGAACGCTTTAGAAGGTGGCTGGTCTATAAAAAAATCGACGGACTCTTATATTTTCACCAAAAAACACGAGGGGAAGCGCGAGGTTTTCCAAGAAAACTATTTAGAGAATTTTATACGGACCAATTCCGGGGATTCTTGTTTGTTAGATAAGGTCTAAGTAGAGTTTTATATGTTTAAGAAAAACACATAAAAATATCTTAAGTTAAAGGGAATATTGGGTTCCCTTCTATTGCTAAATAACCCCTGTCCACTGATTTCGAAATCGTCCAAACTCTATTATGACAATTTCTGAGAAATCGGGGTTATTTAGGCATAATAGAAATATATGGATTGTTACGCGTCTCGATAAATTGCATTTTTGAATAACATTTCTTTATTTTTCACATGATAAATGGTTTTACAAAAACTCGATCATATTTTTTGTAAAACTGACTATTTCCGGACTCAAAATTTATTTAGGAATTTTTCCGAAATTTTTTTCTTACTTGATATTATAACTCGCAAACATGGGAGGAGCCCTTATGCAATTGGTCGCCTACGGCGCACAAGACGTTTTCCTCACGGGCACGCCCGAGATCACTTTCTGGAAGGTTTCGTACCGCCGCCACACAAACTTCGCCATGGAGTCCATTGAGCAGACCTTCTCTGGTCAGGCTGATTTCGGTCGCCGCGTGACATGCACGATCTCCCGTAACGGCGATCTTTGCTACCGCACATACCTCCAGGTTACTCTCCCTGAGATCAACCAGCAGATGTCGACCCCCAACAACAGCGTTTGGGCTCGTTGGTTAGATTTCATCGGTGAGCAGCTTATCTCCCAGGTTGAGGTTGAGATCGGTGGTCAGCGCATCGATCGCCAGTACGGTGATTGGATGCACATCTGGAACCAGGTCACCATGTCCGCCGAGCAACAGCGCGGCTACTTCAAGATGATCGGAAACACCACCCAGCTCACCTACATCACCGATCCTACTTTCGCCAGCATCACTGGTCCTTGCGCCGCCGCTGGTGGACCCGCCCAGGTTTGCGCTCCCCGCAGCGCTCTCCCTGAGACCACCCTCTACATTCCCCTCCTTTTCTGGTTCTGCCGCAACCCCGGTCTCGCTCTTCCCTTGATCGCTCTCCAGTACCACGAGGTGAAGATCAACATTGATTTCCGCCCCATCGGTGAGTGCCTCTGGGCTGTCAAGACCCTCAATGGCACCAACGGTGTCCAGTCTGTCTCGACTGCTTATCAGCAATCCCTTGTTGCTGCCTCCCTCTATGTCGACTATATCTTCCTCGACACTGACGAGCGCCGCAAGATGGCTCAGAACCCCCACGAGTACCTCATCGAGCAGCTCCAGTTCACGGGTGACGAGTCGGTCGGTTCATCATCCAACAAGATCAAGCTCAACTTCAACCACCCCTGCAAGGAGCTCATCTGGGTTGTTCAGCCCGATCAGAACGTGGATTACTGCGCCTCCCTCGAGGGCTCATCCACTCTCTACCGCACTCTTGGTGCCCAGCCCTTCAACTACACCGATGCCATTGATGCCCTCCCCAACGCCATCCATGCCTTCGGTGGACCCCAGGAGACATCCGGATCCAACGGATTCATCACCACCAGCGGTCTCTTCCAGATGCCCGGTTCCGTTGATAACAACCCCGGTCTTACGCAAAACCAGCAGTGGGGCTCGGGCGCTTACCCCGCCTTCGACAACACACCCGTCTCTGGCTCCTACGTGTCCGATGCCGGCACCTTCGTGCTCGCCGAGACTGCCCTTGACATGCACTGCTGGGGTCTTAACCCCGTCGTCACTGCCAAGCTCCAGCTCAACGGTCAGGACCGCTTCTCTGAGCGCGAAGGCTCGTACTTCGACGTTGTCCAGCCCTTCCAGCACCACACCCGTGCCCCCGATACGGGCATCAACGTGTACTCCTTTGCCCTCCGCCCTGAGGAGCACCAGCCCTCTGGTTCGTGCAACTTCTCGCGCATTGATAACGCTGTGCTCCAACTCGTGCTCTCCGCCAACACCGTCGCCGGTGTTCAGACTGCCAAGGTCCGCGTGTATGCCGTGAACTACAACGTTCTCCGTGTCATGTCGGGCATGGCTGGTGTAGCGTATTCCAACTAAATGCGCTTGGCGACCGACCTCCTGCCTCATTTATTGTGTTTTCTTTATAAATAATTAATATAAGACGTATGTTCTTATATTAATAACTAATTTCGATCTCTGCATAATGCATTCGATTTATACTCCTCGTCTCCATACTTTTCCTTCATTTTTTCTTTTTGCATATACGATTTTCTTCCTTTATTTTTGATATTCATTTCTTCTTATTTTTTGAATATGTTAATGACACTGACGTGAGTTTTGGGTGAGGATTTATCATGATCATTTACCCTTCTTCTTACTAGTGTTCGTTTTATTATTATTATTCGTGTTTACCGGCGCTTCACTATTTTTCTCTCCTATACTACAAGTCGTTTCTCCATTTTCCTTCCGCCTTACTATGCCCCCGCGGTCTTTACAGTCCGCATCGCCGTAACTTCCTTGAAACTCTGTGGCTTTACTGGTTTGATCCGACGAAAGTTGATCCGACGAAAAATTGCTTTTGCCGTTCAATTCACATTCGTCATCGCCCACCGGGTCCCCATTCCTCTCGCCTTCAGTGTATACTAAGCGTCCGCTATCGTTCATCGTGCACTTCACCAATCCTTCTTTCCCCACTCTCGTTCTAAAATTATTCCTAAATAAATAATATAATCCCAATGCAACAGCAATAAAAACTAAAAAATAAAACATGGTTGTGTATTTTGATAATAGTTTGGAGCGCACTTTTGCCATTATATATATTTACGCATAAATTCTTCTAGATTTAGAGGGAACCCCCGGTCATCAGAATCCGCTTCGCGGATTCCAGACCCCTAACTCCCTCCCGCCCTTCGGGAAATTCTAATTTCTTACTGTTTTTTCATCATAAGATTTCTTGATGAAAAACGGTAAGAAATTTCCTGGGTTCCCGGTGGATAATGCTGTCTAGATTGATATCATTTCTTATGCCAGTTTTGTTTTTGTTATTTGTGATATAATATAATATGATTGCATAAGAACACTAAAAATGTAGGATACCAGGGTTTTTATTATAAGACTCTTGGAGAAAGGCTCCAAATGTAAAACACATTGAAATAATCTGCTAGAATATTTCAATGAAACCATCCCGTTCACAAACTCATCTTATCCGTGAAAATCGCATCCATATCTTTATCATGCGTAATCACAATAATACATTTCTTATAATCTTTAAACCGCTGTATGATTTCCAAGACCGTCTTCTTTAAATCGCCATCCAGAGCGTTCGTAGGCTCGTCCAATATCAGAATCTTGGAATCATTCACCAAACCGCTAATAATATTCACTACCTGACGCTGACCTCCGGACAAACCTTCACCCAAAGACCCTGCCTGTGTATTCTCCAAATCCACGTTTTAAAAAATAGTTCGATCATATAATTCATAATATTCATGGTTGTCTATTATACCCGCATATAAAATGTTTCTAAAATGGCTGCATATATGATGTATATCACTGCTGTACTAATACTGATACAGCTGTGATAGTTTGTATTTATTCATTATACAACTACACGAAAAAATAATATAAACCCTAGGTTATAATAACCTTATTAATAAAATAATGTCGGCTTCCTATAGTTCGGCGACTCTGAATACCCAGAACGATTTATTAATGAAGAATCTCATGGATTTTTACGAGAATCGAGAGAATCTGAAGAAGATGATGTCGATTATTAACGGTGAGTCCAAGATTTCTCTACGAATAGTGGATTGGTTTGTTACCAATTATGCGAAGAAATATTATACGATTTATGAACTGGTTCGTCCGAACGAATCTTCGCGGTTCAAGGTGTATAACGATTATAAACTCAAACTCAAGGCATACGCGAAACGTCGTTTTGACCCGTTTTGCAGATGGGAACGCATCAGCGTACCATATGATGATGAGAATTGCATGGAAACCACGATTGGTCAACTGAATTTTTTCAAGTGGGCGCTGGAAAATAAAATTATCGATTATATTGAAACGCATTATGATAACATCGAAGCGGATATGAATTCACGAAATAGTACGTCTCGCCGTAAGCCTTCGCCGGATAACTTGTCGGATTTGGACGGCGGGAAAACGCGTAAAAAACGCGAGGAGCTCTCGATTTCCGCATGTAAATGTATCAAAAAAGAGGATGTAAAGATCGTGGTGAAGTTCGGCTAAAAAAAGAACCATTTATTTTTACGGCTTTTATTTTTACGCGTTCCCTTTATTCTTTTTCCGTGTTTGTTTGATCCGCCCCTTGATTTTTTTTTTGCGCGTGAAGCTTCGAATTTATCCGTAGCCGCTTGTAATTCAGCTAAATACTTCTTTTTTTCGGGACTGGAAAGTTTTTCATAATAAGCGGCTTCTTCTTCAAGTTCTTTAGTCATGGCGTCTTGCCATCTTTTTCTTACTACGGGAGATGGCGTGGCACTCATCTTATAATATATACAAATATATTATATCATCAATAAAAAACAATATATACATTCAGTTTTTATTATTGGTTAATTTATACTCTAAATAAAATGCTGACGCGCAACTATATCCAACGGAACGTACCTATCCTTCGCAAGCTTCTTGGTAAAATTCTTGTAAGGCGTCATGTCCCGGAGAGCCTCTATGCCCATGTCGCAAAACTCATTCAGGACGGTCGGATCGAACCCACTCATCATAGAGCAGCCAGCCTCCGTGGACAGCGTCGGGAATCCACTGGTGCTTCGCAGATTCCAGAACAAGATATGAGGCGGCTTGAGTGGCTCTCCATAGTATCGCATGCCTACCTCCGCATACTTCTGCTTAATCTGCTCATGCATAGTTGCCCACTTGCCCCGAGCAGCAACTGCCTGCTCCTCAGTGTGAGTGTAAGTGTTGACACCGTTAGTGAAGCAAAGGTTATCGTCAATCTGCATGTCAGAGAAGATCGCAAGAACCATATTCTCAACGTCGGCGGGAGGAACATGACGCTGGACAATTGCGCTAAGAATCAAGTCAAGTGCCTTGTAGAAGTCGGTATTAAAACCGGCATTACTATTGTTAGCAAGAATCTCCATAACCATGTCAGTAAAGTCGGTCTTTTCATCCAAGTTAATCCACGAAGGCTCAGCCGAGAAGGTCATGACACGACGCCCCAAACACGACTTCTCTGCAACACGGCAACTAAGAGCAATCGCAGCAGCCAAGGGGTCGCCCTCCATAGAACCAGATAGGTCACACATTGCGACCATTGGACCAATACCGTTCGCGTTCTTCTTGTTACTGTTGTCGCGCCACTGTGAGTTAAGAATATCTGCCTCCTCACTTTTTCTAATGATGTGTCCAGGCTTGCTTTGATTGTAACTAAAAACCGACATATCCAATGCCTGTTTGGTAAAGTCTGGAAGCGCCACGTGTTTACCCTTGACCTCTTTACCCTCCTTCTTCAGGCTCTCCAGATGAGCCCGGAGATTATCCGCACACTCAATACGGTCGGGGTTTTCCGAACGTTGGTCATTGTTTCCAGCCTTTTTATTTAGGAACGCCTTACGCTGCTTCGCCATTGTGATAGACGTGGTCTTGGCGTGGTCAATCGAAGCCCATGCGCCTCCGCACTGCTTGATCTGAACTGTATCCAAATGCTTGTTCAACTTGGAGCAGAGCTTACGATATTCTGTGCGGCACTTATCCAACGCTTTCATCTTTGTTAACTTGCGAATGGAGACAGACACGTAGTTCGCGCTCTCCATATAGCGCGGGAAGTAATTTGTCGCTAGAGCGTCGAATAGGAAACCAAACTTCTTGGATCCCTCTCGTGGAACCCACTTAGATACCAATGTCAAACTCTTCTTCGCCTCTAGACTAGAAGAATTCGAGTAAGCGGCGTCATCTATACGAAGGTTGATGTTAATGCCCTCGATGCAAGACATGATCAAAGGGTGCGCCATGGTGCCGCCGTTCTCCAAAACGTACTTGCAGAAATACTTCATGTCCTTCCAAGAGCCGTAGGGCTCCTGAGAGTCCAGGGACGCGAAAACATCCCTTGGGTCCATCACGAAGAACTGAAGTGCAGACAATGCAAGATAGGGGAAATACTTGTGCCAGACCATGATCATCATATAAGATAGGGTATACTCACCCTTTCCACCGTTGACATCGCGCGTGAATCCGATGAGCTTGAGAAGCATGACCAAGAGTTCGATACGCTTCTCCTCGTCCAATGCGTTGGACTTGGTGATGGAAAGGTCGCGGAGAAGAGAATCAAGAATGACCTCCAGAGACTTGATTCCAGCTGCGTCTGTTCGAACGCACTGAAAATCGAACTGGACGATCTTGTCCTCGATGCCGTTGGACCAATCCAACTCTGCGTGCCCGTTCTCCCCCGAACGCAGAGGAGTAAAGTTATCAAGAGCGGTGATAATAGAAGCCATTTTCTGTTGATGTGTGCTGATTTGACAAATCGAATTTGACAAATCAATTTTTAGAGGGGAATGGACCAAGTAATATATTTATAGTTATATATGAGCAAATCAGTTTTATTAACTTCGCCGCTTAATTTTTATAATAAATATAAAACATATTCATCTCCACATATAGAATTTCCAGAATTTAAAATTTTAGTTGACAATATAAATAAGAAATTAAACGACGATACTTTATTCACGGTGGAATTCAATAATGAAAAAAAATTATTACTCCAAGAATTATATTTTTTAAAAGATCTATATTATGACGATGTCATACGATTTTGCTCAAAATTTGTTGACACGATTGACCTAATATTTAGAAAAAAACCCGGGCAAACCTATCCTGATTATTTTCACCGAAAACGATATTTTTACTACATGGAATATTGCATATCCAAATTTCCTGAAATTATATTATTTCCAACATTTGATAACATAGGAGCTACAGATTTAATAAAAACGAGATGCGTTCCTGTGTTTTTTGTAGGGATTAGCACCGAACCTGCGTATGCCGACGAGTTTATTCTAACGCCCAATGAATTTTTTTTCCATGATATAAATCACGGTAGAATTATTTATCAGCAAGATGAAGCGTATATAAAAGAAAAAAATATGAAAAAAGAAGATTTAATCTTAGTGATGGAAACAAGCATACTCGATTATTATACATTAATTAAAACAATAAAGGACAAAAAGATCGCAGCTCTAATGAAAATGTTGATTTTTGAAATAGTTCACGAAGACGGATTTCCGTTTGTCTTTGATAAACTATGTGAAAGATTAGTAAGAGCCGAAGGTCCAGATAAGGTTGAACGAATGAACGGTGACGTTATTGAATTAGTGGAGAAAACGACCGCATCTACAATCGGAACTGCATTATACAAACTTAGATGTGGATTTTATGATAAAGAAAATGAACCCCTTTCTGTTATTGTGGATACAGATTATAGAACGAGTGATAAAATCGTGGAGGCTACTGATTTATTATTGAAAATGTTAAATTGTCCGTCAAAAACAAGTGAGGAAATATATAAATTAATTAAAGAAAATTCGTCTATTGTTCCAATTCGGAAATGTTTAAATGGAAGTCCTCTTGATAGAAAAACAAAATCTAAATCTAAATCCAAATCCAAATCTAAATCTAAATCCAAATCCAAATCCGCGGAAAGAACCGCATCAAAATAGTTAACAATATGTTGTCTTTTTACTTCATAGGATATTGGCGTTGGTTTTCTTGGATAACCAATGGTTCGGGCAAAATCACCGGTAAACGGTCAATGACAGATAAACTCGGCAAGTTTTTTAATTGAGGATTCACCGCCGCTTTCGGATTCGCAAGATTCGTCGAGCCAATACCAAATAATTGCGTCTCAATATCTACTGCATTATACGCCAACTCAGTTCCGCCCATGCGACCGTGAACTAAACCATCACCGGCGATCATAGATTCGACGGGAACTCTTGCGTTAGTATATACGGGAAAAGCCGCCTGTTTTTCTAAAGACCATTGTTCCATGCAATAATTTCCGGGGGTGTTTTTACTTCTCGTAGATGCCATTATATATGTACTATTATATATTTCGGGTCCTTGCTAACCCAACTTCTTCTTTAGCGCTATATATGCTTCATTTTTCTCATCGAATTTATCAGGCTCATCAAAATAGCTACATAAACAATAATGAAACAAACCCATATAATCATACGAAAACAAAACCGATAATCCGATAGAACGGTCCAAAGAAATCATTTTCGAAGCAGCGCTATCGTATAATTCTTGGAACAAGGGATTTTTACAAGTATTATCATAAACATAATCCAAAGTTCTGGAAGTTGCGTCCATATCATAATCTTGTTCGTCACGCGTGACTTCATCAACGTCTTGATCCATTTCCTCGGCACTCTTCATACAGAATATCTTCCGAACAGCAGCTCTATATTGAGAATCGTTCGAATATTGTATGTCTGGGTCTGTATTATAAAGTCTATCTTTTTCCATATTATAAATATAAATCTAAGGTGTTTTTATATTTATTTATTCACTGTTAACTATTTAGTGACGACGTGTGCGACGCATTCTTCGATTTCTGCCGCCTTTGCTAGCCGTTTTCCTAGCCGAGGCTTGTCTACGTTCAAGTTCATCACGTTCAGCTTTCTGTCTTTGGTGAAGCTTGTTGAGTTCTTCGGCGTTGTCTCGTTCAGCTTTCTGCCTTTGGTGAAGCCTGTTGAGCTCTTCGGCGTTTTGTCTTTCCTCGTATTTGCGTTGTTCATAGGCAGCAGATTTACTCTTACTTTTGCTCGATGAACCGGGCATTTATATTATATGCCAATATATTTATCCCATGGGTAGAAAATTCCTAAAATTCCTAAAATTCCTAAATTTTCAAACGCGTACAATTAATGTAGATGATTATTTTGCCATTTCACGCGTAGGCGCTCCTCCGCGAACCCATCCATCCAAAGCAGCCTCCTCGACCGTGTATTTGGGATCCGAAACATGCTGTTCCATCTTATCGCTTGTAGGATAAAGAGAATATCCCATAAAACTCTGAGCCATGATAGTCGACGTGCTCTTCTTATCGGACACAGACTCACCGAACCGCAATTGCGATTCAATCGTAGGATCGCATGATCCGCGTCCTAAATAAGGAACCGTCAAATAAGGACGTTGTAGCAAATTCAAACGTCCTAAAGAACGTTCTTGTTCGGTTTTTAATGTCAAATAACTATCCGTCTCTACATTAACACCGACCCCACTTCCCCCGTACGTCCCCCCCGGCACAATCGCGGGCTGACTGGTGGCGAATTTCACATACGCGTCGGAAGGAACATCGGAAAACATATTCGTCAACATGTGGTTAGAATATCGGGTATTTTCAACATTACGTTGGGTTTCACACGTAGAATCGTCTTCGATACGATCTAAATTATAAAATGTATAATCCTTTGCCGATGACATTATATTTACTATATAGAAATATAATATATTTATTATCCTAGTTAACTACACGTTGGTGTAACGAGGCAAATTTCGCGCGCAAGCGAACATGTTACCCTCTTTGCAAGATACCATGCTTCCATAACAAAAATCGGCAAACGCTCCTTGGTCATTAGGAATTGTACTGCTTGCAGTCGAATGAAATGGTCGCATAGATTGTTCGAATTCTATCTGATCGCCTAAATCAGTAAAGAGCTTATTGGCGATATTAGGTTGCCCTGGATTCGCGTTTACTACCATTTGTTTGGCTTTCGCTAAAATCTCATTACTGCCGTTTTCCGTATAAGCCGGAGGAGCGGGTTTCTTATTGACGTTATAATCGTAATCGGGTATCAAAACATTACTTAAAGGATTTCCTGGGTTCGGTTTGTCGAAGACGTTCTCAGGTCGAACAGAAATTCCCTGACTTTCTAAATATGCCGTCCCCGGATCTTCGAATCCTTCTTGGAATCTCACGCGTTTTTCCGATTGATTCTGTGATGAATGATAATAATACATCAAAAATACACAAAGTAAGCTAATTGTTGAAATAACAAGAAGTCGAACGTTTCGATTATATATAAAGGCAATAATTGTCATGACAATAACCGTCCTAGAAACAGCGTTCAACTTCTGGTTAAAGGTCATCGAATCTACGGGAAAAAATTCCAAGATATGATCAGAATCAAAAAGGGCATTCGGGTCCTGAGACCAGAATTTTATCGCGCCCAATCCCGATTTTTGCTTTATCGCAGTAATAATAGGTTTATCTTTTTTAATTTTACAGCTTTCATCGGACATTATATATTATATTTGATACTATATATTAACAGTTTATTTTACTAAATCTCCCCCGTCTCTCCGTTTAATGCATTTTTTATCCATTTGAAATGTATCAGATTTCTCCTCCTGTGGGACTATTTTCAATATACATTTCGCCTTTTTGCCGTAAATCGGCTCGGTGCATCCATCCTCTTTCTTGTTAGCATCAATTGGTTTCTCTTTTCCTTCTTCTAAAACACATCTAGCGCGGAAATGCTCATATCGCTCTCTCACATCATTGTAAGTTAACCCTGATTTTTTATGTAACATTTTATTTACCACTTCATGCAACTGATATATATACTTTGAAAAGGAAGCTCGGGATTTCATATGTATCATTTTTAGTGGTAACTTTTTGAAATTTTTCTTCAAATTCTCTCTGCATTTACCACAAGGTAATACATTTTTTAAATTTAACACCATTTCTCTATATGATTTTTTATCTTCGCACGTGGGATTGCTGGGGTAATTAAAACTCATCGTATGTAACATATGCCAGGTGCTAGGTCCCCAAACTGTGGTCAACATGCCATCATTACTCTTATAATGTTTTCGTGTGTATACCTTTGATGCCGACGACTTGCGCCTCTTTGTTTCTTTTGGCATGTTTTTATAGTATACTTAGATTATGTGTACAGATCCTGAAATAAATATATTTATAAAAATATATACATGTCCTCAATTGTAAGCGTTTTATATCGAGATTACATTCGCCCCTATCAACATCGTATTGTTATATTAATCGTATTCATTATTTTTTTAGTGGCTGCAGTATACGCCTACAAAGCTTATGCAAAACCGATAATCAATAATAAGAAGAACGCCGATATTTCGAATACAGGCAACGTCGGAAACGGCGAGGTTATCATTTACTTATTTTACGCGGACTGGTGCCCACATTGCACAAAAGCAAAACCTGAATGGAATAAATTCAAGGCTGCTCGTCATAATAAAGAATTAAACGGATATACGATAAAATGTGTGGACGTAAATTGCACCGAAGAAACCAGTGCAAATTTCCAAATCATTCAGAAATACAACATTGACTCCTATCCTACCCTTAAAATGGAAAAGGATGGATCGCAAATTGATTTCGATTCCAAGATTACCAACGAATCTTTAGAAAAGTTTATCAATATGGTTTTGGTATAACTGATTTAACACCCTTTTCTATGAATCGAATGCGCTCTTCTTGTGACGTAGCAAGCATGTATAAATCATACATCGATATTGAATAACATTCTATCTCGATTTCATTTGGAACATGTATCGTATTGATCTCGTTGTTTAACATTATTGATACCAACGCTTTATTGAAAATCAATAAAATATAGTCGAACAGCGTGGATTTATCGGAAAACTCAACCTCGGGCGAAATCTCTTTCCTAGAAATTCCAAGAATTTCGTCAACGTCCGCACCGTTTTGTATGCAGGGGTATATTGGATAATTTAGGAACATTCCTCCGTCCATATAATATTTCCCGTCTTTGAATAATGGCGCTACTAACAACGGCAGTGCAGAAGATGCATACGCAGCGTCAATCACTCTCCAATCCGGGTGTGTTTTATGCGAAATATCAATGCTTTTAAAAGACCCTAGTTCTGTGGCATATAAATGAACGTCTATCTTGGAAAAGTCGTATAATTCTTTCATAGTTATAGACAGCGAAAGATCTACTCCTCGGAAAAGTGGAGAAAACATTTCTTCGAATAATTTGATGTCAAACATTCCCTGCTTTTGAAATGAATTTATAATAGAGTACATGTTGAAATCAAATACTTGGTGCCAAGGACGCTTAATCAGATAGTCGTCCAAGATTTGCCATTCGTATTTCAAAGACAAAACTACTGCAAATACCGCGCCGATTGATGTACCGTAAATAGATTCGATGTCTTCTATTTTCCACAATCCTTGTGCATGGCTTTCTCTAAGTGCTCCGTATGCAATATACCCAGTGCCGCCACCACCTGGTATTACAATATGCTTTATAGTTTTTTTCCCTGGAATTTCTTTGTTCAACAAGTCTTTGTCTAAGATTTCTTGATCTTCCATTCAATATATATCATTAGTATCAATTCTGTAAGTTTTTTTCGATCAAACTATAATATAGTATCATGATATAGAATGTCCTGTTTTTTATTCGTAAACGACGACGATCGGGTGAATAAATTAAACATTGATGAATTATACGAAAACAAACAACGTAGAGATTTGAAACAGGTTGCGATATTCAATAAAATAC